ATCAACTGTACTCTGATATTCGTGATGGCTTAGGTGTAACCGAATCATTGAATTACGCAGTAGACCAATTCCTTGCCGAAAGAGTTAAGGATGGTAAAGTTGATCCCTTATCACCAATGGGTAAGCAAAAACTAACAGGCGCTGAAGTTGCTACTTATTATAAAAATAATCCAAGAGCAAAATCGGCTGCAAGTAGAGATAAGAATGTTAAGTTAGGTATTGAGCTCGCGTTGGATTTAGCAGGTAATATGAATTATGCCGTTAAAGAAATTGATAAACTTAAAAGAAATTTATCAAAGCATCCTGAAGTTCAAAAGGCGTTAAGAACTGCTAACGAAGAAACAAACAAAGAATTATATAAAGCTGCTTCTATTCAAGAAAGAATGCAAAAAGAAGCTGATAAAGAATCTAAACAACAAAAGCAACAGCCTGGTTATTATAAAGGTCTAGGTGGTTCTACTAAAGATAAAAGACAAGCTCATTTTAATAAAAAGTCAAAAATGGATGATGATAACCCTGATGCTTATGATAAGGCACCTGGCGATGCAGAAGCTAAAACAAAACCGTCTAAGCATTCAAATAAGTTTAAGAAAATGTTTGGCGAAGCAGTTAATCGTAATATGGAGCGTGCAGGTTTAAAAAGACCTCACCAATTATTAAGACAAGATAATACTGTAAACTTTGACTATAGATTTAAGATGTATGGTAAGGCAAGAGAAGCTGATGCGCTAGTAAAACAACGAGCACAGATTGAATCTCAAATAACAGAGCAAAAGATTAATGAATTACACGAATTGATTGAACAAGTAGAGTTTGTATCTGAAAAATCAAACCCAGAAAAATCGTTAAAGGATAAAGCTGAGAAATCAGGAATGCCTTACGCAATTTTAAAGAAAGTATTTGATCGTGGTGTTGCTGCGTGGAGAACAGGCCATCGTCCTGGTACAACTCCAGTACAATGGGGATTAGCTCGCGTAAATAGTTTTGCTACTAAATCACCAGGAACATGGGGAAAGGCAGATAAAGATCTTGCTGACAAGGTATGAGTATAAATAGAATTATAGAAACAGGAGGAGCGGGTGACGAAGGTACTGACGAACTCGTTCAAAAACTACAACAAGACACTCCAGGTCAACCAACAAAACGGAAACCAAAAATGAAAAAATTTAGAGATATTTTAGAGGGGGTTGACCCCATTCAAGAAAATGTTAATAAAGAATCAAAATTATTAGCAAAAGAAATCAACGACGCCGCTCGTAGAGAAACCGGTGGAGATAAGAAGGACTTTCAGCAAGTTGCTAAGCTGATTAGTTATGGTAAATTAAAAGATGCCGCAAAGTATATGGCTAAATTAGATACTGTCGTTCTTGAAGATCTCGTTGCTTTTGTAATGGGACATGAATCTGTATTTAAAGCAATGTATCCAAAAGCACGCGCAGGGCAATACGTTGCTTCATTCGCAAGAAAGGTTGAAGGACATGAAAAAGGAGATTGCGAATATCCTGGTCAGTGTGGTCAAGATCCTTGTGTTACATTTGGTAAAGTTGAAGAAGAAGAAATCAGCGAACGAGTTCATTACGCATTTGATACTCAGGACGGTGCTCGAGAATTTCAAAAGAAAGTAGCCGGCCTGCCAATGAATATTGTAAAGGTTGGGTCCGGTAAATACTATGTAGTAGAACTAAGACCTGGTGCAAATCAAGGCGTTCAAGATAAAGCAGCTAAGATTGCAGTTTCTATAGGTTTAAGCGAAGAGTTTTATAATATTGCAGAAGGGTATATAAAACCTACTACTGAGGTAGTTCAAGAAGCAATGTCTGAAAGAGATAAGAAGAAAAGACTTGCTATGATTAAGAACGCCGTTGAAAAAATGAATAAGCAAAATATGGAAAAGGCAAAGAAAGATGCACTTGCCATGATGAAAGCATCAGGAATGTTTGACGAAGAACTTGAAGAAGTTAAAAAGGCTCCAAAGATTAAACATTTAAATATTTACGGTTCAGAGATTAGTGGTTTAAGATCTGGTACAAAATATTATACGGCAATGGCACTTGATATGAGAGGCAAACTCATGTATAAAGTAATTGATGAGTTTGGTTCTATTGAAACCATTGACCTTAAAACATTCGCAAAGAGGTTTGGATAATGACATACATATATGAAGCGCTTGCCGACATCAGGCTAACTACTGAAAACATTCAGAAAGTTATTAAAATGTATCCAAGAGATAACGATTGGAAGAAGTTAATAACTAAACACCGTAGAGATATTGATGCTCTTCGTAGAGGTAAAGATTTACCAAAGAAAGTCGAAGACGAGTTAATGAATTGGGCATTGGATAACGGCGAAATCAAATCTGATGACGTTGATGAATTAGACGATTTCATTGATAGTATTATGAATGAAGGAACAGCAAATAAAAACCTAAAAGAAGGTTTACCAAACCAAAAGCAATTAGAAAAAGATATCATGGCCTTTATGAAAGATGGTCGGTCTGATGGTATTACTGGTATGATGGGAGTTTCTAAAAGTTTAGAACAGAAATATAAAGTTGGTCCTGCCGTCGCAAGATCAGCAGTTAAAAAATTATTAAGTGATATCGTTGACGGAAAATACAAAGGTTAATTATGTTATCTTATAAACAATTTGTTGCTGAAGAAAACGAAATAGAAGAACTTACAACCCAACAAATTATTAAAAAGATTGCGGCAGATACTATATTTAAAAAGAAGTATGGTAAAGCGGTTGAACTTGTAAAACAAATTATGTATAAACATGGTCCTAAGCCAAGACACGGTAAAGAATATTATGCAGGTAAGATTGCGAATCAGTTAGGATTGGATTCTCACGTGTTAGCTTTGATGGTTGACGAACAACTATCAGAAGGTTCCGAATCATGGGAAGATGGATTTGCACGTAGAGTTGTTAAAACAACAAAACCAGAACATAAAAAGGACGGCTATGAGTGGCGCATTAAAGGCAAAGACAAAGCTAACCTATCAATCAAATTATATAAAACTAAACCTGACTTTGCAGAATTTAAGAAACAAATGAAGCGGGTCGCAGGTCACGAATTCGGAGGATAAACGTGGAAGACAATAGACAAACTAGGATGGATGCTCAAGTTAAAAGAGCCATTGACGCAAGAACCAAAGAGTTTAAAGAAAAGTTAGCAAAGTTGACTTATGAAAAAATTAAGCAAACTTTAGTACCTTCAAAGGAACCATTAAAAGGTTATCCGCATAACGAATCAGTTGAAGAAGAAAGCGATAGTAAAGAATATCAGGTTGACTTAGATATGCTTTCTAAATTGGTTAAAGGTGATCCTAAAAAGGCTGCTGCCTTTATCAAAAGAACCGCGTCGCTGACAAAAGGCGGTGGTTGGAATATGGCACAAAAGCCATCCAAAAAACAAAAAGCTCAATGGAACAAAATGGTCGGAGACCATATGAAAAAGCATCGTGCTTTATACGCTTCTTACAACGAAGAAGCTGAATTAGAAGTTACGATTTCAATGGACGAATCTATCAATGAAGCTGTTAAAGCTAAATCAGGAAAAGGTGTTGCTGATATTGATTACGTAGGCGACAAAAAGTTAACTTCTAAAATCGAAAAGATGTTTAAAATTAAGATCAAGCAAACTGGTAATACTACTGCTGATGTTACTGGACAGAAGAAAGATATTGTAAACTTTTTAACTAAACATTACTATTATGACGATTCTGATATAAAAGATATGTATTCTGATTTAGTAGAAGAATCTGAATTAGAAGAGATGAACGCAAGATACGAAATCTCTGATATGGAACAGTCCAAAGATCCTGCTGTAAAGAGAGAATACGCAAAGCTGAAAAAAGCTAAGTATCCTTCAATGCAATACATCAGACAATATAAAGAAGTCGAAGCTGCCTTAGACAAATCTCTTCCTGCTAATAAACGCAAGAAGTAGTTGACATTGCAGCATTAATGTTGTATAATTAATTATGAAAAGTATCTCTGAATACAGATTAAACCCTCTCGAAGAAGAAGCAGAAATTGTTCCTTATAACGAGCTGCACGTTGTTGTATTAGGAACAGGAGATGGCGACGGTACCTTTGCTGATATCGTTGAAGAAGTTTCTGTTAAACGAGATATCAAATACAATTTCGTTGATATAACAAAGGCATGGATTACTGATTCTGATATTGACATTGGAACTGTAAAGCTTCGTAACGTTGATGGCAAGAATAAAGATATTGAGATTGAAACACATAACTCAATTGTATTTGTAAGAGCAGGAGCTATCGCCACACTTTCCTCCCAGGCATTTGTTTCTTCCTTACAAGATATTGGTTTCTTACTTATTAACGATTTAGAATCTATGTTAGTCTGCGATAACAAAATGTCCAACGCGTTATTGTTAGGTCGTAATAATATACCGATTCCAAGAACATCATCTATACCAAATGAACATTCTATCGAAGACGCTCATAAACGAGTAGGTGGAAAGTTTCCAGTTATTATTAAAACACTTAAAGGAACTCAAGGTGTTGGTGTAATGAAGATTGATAGTATGTCATCTTTAACAGGTGTATGTCAATCGTTATGGAAATACGATGCTGATTTATTAATACAAGAATTCTTTGAAATGAAATCGGATATACGTACTCTGCTCGTAGGTGGTAAAATCATTGCTTCGGCTGAAAGAATACAAGCACCAGATAACAAAGACTTTAGAAACAATGTTCACCAAGGTGCAACAACAGAACCATACGATTTATCGAAGAAAGAAATGGAAGTAATTAAAGCAGCCGCAAGAGCAACAGGTGCTGTATATTGTGGAGTAGATCATTTTGTTGATAAGAAAGGTAATCCTTATATTATCGAAGTAAATGGTTCACCTGGTATTCGTTCTCACTTTGAAGGTTACGATCCTTGGACAGAAGAAAAGCAAGGTAAAGTTTCTGATAAGAAAGTTGTAGAAGATATTATACAATTCTTTTCTAAGGATGTCAATAGAAGACCAATCTTCAGACAAGAAGCAGGATATCTTGAAACGATTATATTTAAAGGCATGGAAAAGAATCCTGTCCGTGCAAAGTTTGATTCGGGCAACAGTGCAAAAGCAAGTATGCTCCATGTCGACAAAATGGAAACAAAAGGTAAGATGGTATTTTGGGAAAAGAATGGATACAAGTTTGAGAGTGAAGTAATATATGTTTCTAAACCAACTCGTGGACAAAAGGCATTTGATACAAGACCTGTTATTGAACATGAGATCTTATTCAATAACAAGAAACATATTGCTGAAATTGCTTTATCATTATTAAATACTGCATCAGAGATGTTAGTGAATAGAAAGTTAATGACTAAGTTTAAAGTTGCGGTTAATCCTAATAGACGATTTATATTATCAAATAAGACAGGTAGAAACGATGAGAGCGATCACTAATGAAAAAGTTTACGGATTGGAAACATGAAGGTTTTGGATTATATGAAGGAGTAACAGTTCCTTTAGAACAACCGTTAATAGAGTTTGACCAACTGCCGGGATTGCTTGCAGCAGAGAAAGAACCTGAGTTAAATACACCAAAGCGTTCAAGTGGAGATAAGAAATATGTTGTCTATGTTAGAAACCCTGACACAGGTAATATTAAAAAGATTGAGTTCGGCGATGAGAAAGGCGGGCTTACTGCTAAGATCAATGATAGAGATGCCGCTAAGAACTTCGCAAGCAGACACAATTGCGATACTAAAACAGATAAAATGTCTGCAGGATACTGGGCCTGTCGATTACCTAAATACGCAGCCGATCTTGGGCTCAAGGGAGGTGGTAGTTATTTCTGGTAAACCATATACGGATCTTGGTGATATACGTACATTTGATATTAATGAAGACCAAGCGGAATTTGTTTGGCATAAAGATAAAGAAGACCGTATGGTTGAAGTAATATCAGGAAATGGTTGGCAATTTCAACCTGAAAACTGTTTACCATTATTATTAGAGCCAGGAGTAAGATTTAAGATTGAAGAAGGCGAATATCATCGTTTAATCAAAGGTATTGATAATTTACAGATTCGGATAACGAAACTGTTATAAATAAACATAGAACATATAATAAAAGAGGAAAATAAAATGCCTAGTTGGAAAGAAATTATCGAGAGCAAAATCGAAGAAAAGATTATGGCTCGTTTACAAAACGAAGAAGATTCTGATTATCAAGAATTCTTCAAAACAGCATTAAAAAAGTTTGGAGTCGAAAGTCCAGCTGATTTTGAAAGCGATGAAAAGAAAAAAGAATTCTTTGATTACGTAGACAAGAACTGGAAAGGAGACAACGAAAAGGCCGAGGATACTGAAGCATCAGATACTCTAGAGCCGAAAACAAAAAGGAAGTTAGCTGCTAGCAATTGCGGGTAGTTAATTTCTTAATTATATAATAGGAGTAAATTATGTTTTTGATTGATTGGATTAAAAGCTTATTTTCATCAGATGAAACTCCTGCTAAAATAGACCCAGTAAAGGAGCCAAAGAAGGCTGCTGTTGCTAAAGGTCCTAAAGTTACTAAAGCTGAGTTAGGTAAACTAACAAAAGCTGGACTTGAGGCTGAAGGTCGTAAAGCAGGTATTGAACTTGATAAAAGAAAAAAGAAAGCTGACTTAGTTAATGAACTTTATAAAGTTTTAAAATAATAAATTAGGAGAATAACAATGGCACTATGGGGAAAGACAGACGCAGTAGCAAGCGTACCTAAGTGGCTCGAAAGCGCCTCAGGTAATACCAATAAGTCTCATGACAAAGACAACGTAGTATTCGTTGACTTAACAGAGGCAGGTGTTGCTGCTAACAGAGCTAAAGGACTTACAGGACCAGGTTGGTGGTTATATCATACTGCAAATTCAAGACATTTTGCAGAGTGTTTGGTACCAATGAAAGTTTCAGCAGCTGATGCTGGTGACTTAGGTGTGACAGGTTCAGGCGACGATTCAATTGTAGCTGACGCTTAACTTTAAATAGTTAGCCTTTATTATTATGAATTTGACAGAATCAACCTTTCTGCTATATGCGATGAAACACTATGACAATCCTCAGTGTACTGAGTTGTCAGAGTTCGAAGAAGACATAAAGAGATTTCAATATCTCCGCAAGCTTCTATCTCGTTATAGACAAGATAATGAATTGAAAGAAAGGTTAATTCTGAACCATCTCATTGTAATATTCAATGTGTTTGGTGGGCATGCAACAAATATGCTATTCATGCGATTGCATGAGTACCACGAGTATTTAAAACCATTCGTGGAGTATTTGAACTTTATGCCTGATCTATTAGTATACGATGATTTAACAATAAGCGCGTTATCCATTAATGGAGATGAGTTTATTGAAACAAGGCTGAGGGAAATATAAATGGTAGTAGATTTATTCTTAGTGTATTCATTTATCAAACGGCTAGTTACGCCTTTTAATAAGTGGGAAGCATATAAAGAAGGAATTATTGATGATAAGGGTAATATCCTAATCAAGCGTAAGGAATTCTCAAAGAATGCGCAAAAGAAAGCGTTTGGTAATTTTGACCAAATGATTTTAAATCTGAAGAAACTACTCGGTAAACTTCCTGGCGGTCAAACTAAACTTGCATCGTATGCATCAGCATTATGGTTGATACGTGAACAGCAAAGAATTGACGCAACTAACTATTTAACAGAGGAATCTTTAGAAGAGGACTTTAATTTAGCGTTACAACGATTCATTGATGAAAACGGCGCAGTGATTGCTGAAGCAGCTAAACGAGACATCGACGAAGAACCTGCAAATAATGTTGGTGGTGGAAACATTGCTGGATTAGGAGTAGGTCCTGACGGAGAACCAGGCGTTTCTAAAAAGACGCAAAAGAAACACAAGAAACGTATTCGAGATATTATGAGTACGGTTAATGTTAAAGAAGATGCTGTTGCTGCTGCTAATTTAAAAGCAAGACAAGCATCTGAACTTGAATTGATGAAAGATCGTCAAGACAAAGAAAAAGAAAGAATTAAATTAAAGCACGTTGCTGATGCCGAAAGACAAAAGGCAAAAGACGAAGTTGAAAAGGAACGTGAAAAACGAACTAAAGAGCGTGATAAAGAACGCGCTGCAGCTAAACAAGCAATGGGTTCGGCCGCAGGTTAAACAAAGGAAGGAAATATGAGATCTTTTAAACGTTGGGAAGAAACTTTAAACGAAGGTAAAGTTACTATCGCCAAATTAAGACCTGGTCTAACTGTAACCCCCATGTGGAAAGGACGCAGTGCAAAGAACTATGGTATATCAGGAATGCCTGTTTACGATGGTAAGGTTAAAGTTCTTGGAATGGGAATAGTACCTTTTGGTAAAAAAGCAGATAAGAGAATGGTAATCGGTAAAGATTACAAAGACCTCCAAACCAAGTACAAAGATATTTGGAAGTCAGACGAAATCCAATATGGTAGATATTGGAATGCACGAAATAAAATGAAAGCTTTCTTTAGTGCAATCGCTCAGTCAGATAAAAAACTTAAAGACGGCTGGGTATGTTGGATTTGGGAAGTAGTAGACGGACCTGATAAAGGTATGGTACATTATTGCTTTATTGATTCTGATGACAGATGGTCAATTGCATTCCTAAACAAATCTGCAGAATTTGAGATGATTACTTAATGCCTACATACGATAAAGTTTTAGAGTTAGCTGAAGTACTTAAGTTTGACTCAGATAACACAATTAAGAAAGTAACACTTAATGTTAAAACTTATGATGTTGCAGTTGGAAGTTCTATATACTCAGTACAGCCTATGGTTGCTGTATTAAGTACAGAAGATATATCCAACAATGAAGTAACGAAATCAACCACGGCAAACACTGCGGTTGATATTGCGTTATGGGGATATGAATATGCAGGCGGTGATACATATTATGATAGCACTATTAAAGCTAATGCGGAAAGTCAAGTAGCAAGCCGTTTGGAATTTCAAGGTACATCGGCCGTTGATATAACAACGTTAGCGTAGAGAGGAAAAGAAATGTTTTTTAAAGATACTAAATTAGACAGAGAAGCTGTCTTTGAACAATTAAAAATAGACGAGGGTATAGTATACGAAATATACAAGGATCATCTCGGCTACCCAACGTTCGGTGTTGGTCATCTCGTCCTTGATTCAGACCCAGAATATGGACAAGAAGTTGGTACACCAGTTTCAGAAGAAAGAACAAAAGAATGTTTTGAAAGAGACCTAGATATTGCGATATCAGAATGTGATAAGCTATATGAAGAAGGGATCTTTGGAGACCTCGAAGATGAGGTACAACAAATCTTAGTTAATATGATGTTCAACATGGGAAGAACAAGACTAAGCAAATTCAAGAAAATGCATAAAGCCATTCTCGCAGGAGATTGGAAAGAAGCTGCTATTGAGGGTAGAGATTCTCGATGGCACAAACAAGTCACTAACCGAGCCGAAAGATTAATGGTTCGCTTAGAGAATGTATAAATAAATTTACTAACAATATAATATGGAGAACACAACATGCCAGTAAATGACATTATTTCACAAGCGTTAGATAATAATCCGCTTAAAGTAAAACAAGCCTTTGATGACGAAATGACAAGCCGTGTAAGAGCAGCTTTGAATACTAAGTATCAAGACATGACTCAAGAACATCCTGAAGTTGCAGAAGTTGAAACAATGAACTTAGCAGCCGAACCTGAAGTTGCCGATGAAGGCATTGAAGGAATCGTAGCAGACGAAGTTGATGTACGAACAGGTCAAGCAGTAGGCGAATCAGTAGAAACACCAGCAGAAACACCAATAGAAGAGTAAAATGTTTAACCAATTATTCATAGGAATTATATTGGTACTGAGTCTCGGTGGATATTGGTTATATAACGAAAACCAAACTCTCAAAGAAAACAATGTTAAATTAGAAGGAGCTGTGGCAGAACAAAAAGCTACTATTTCTGCTATCACAGATTCTTTTGAGAAACAATCAAAATCTTTAGGCAACCTTCAACGTAATTACAATCAAATAGAACAAGAGAAAGATCAGTACCTTGCCATATTTGCTAAACATAACTTTGATAAACTTGCCCTTGCTAAACCCGGTCTTATGGAAATAAGATTCAATAATGGTACAGCAGAAGTATTTGGAGATATAGAGAATGACAGCAAAGCTATTAGCGAGCTTGATGCTCCTGACGTTCCTTAGCGGTTGTAGTACTTTAGGAAA